TAAGTATTAATCATCGTGCATTTTGTTTTAACGAAGCGGGCACTGGTAAAACTTCTTCTGTGATATGGGCAGCGGACTACCTGATGAATCAAGGCAGCATCAAGCGGGTGCTGGTGCTTTGCCCCCTGTCGATCATGCAGTCGGCTTGGGAAACAGACCTATTTAAATTTGCTATGCACCGCACTTGCGCGATAGCCCACAGCTATTCCAAGGACAAGCGGATCGAAGCCATCAAGAGCGAAGCCGAGTTCGTGATCATCAACTACGACGGGCTGGAGATTGTCAAGGAAGAAGTACTTAATGCCAACTTTGACCTGATCGTGATTGATGAGGCCAACGCCTATAAAAATGTTTCTACAAAGCGCTGGAAGACCCTGGTATCAATCATCAAGCCGAACACTTGGGTATGGATGCTGACCGGAACACCCGCCTCTCAGTCCCCTACAGACGCCTATGGCCTTGCCAAGATCATCAACCCAAGCGGGGTGCCGAAGTTTTTTGGGGCGTTCAGGGATATGGTCATGCAACGGATCACACAATTTAAGTGGGTGCCCAAGCCATCATCCGAACGGGTACTGCACGAAGTATTACAGCCTGCCATCAGGTATACCAAAGAAGAGTGCCTTGATCTGCCGGACATGACCTACGTAACTAGGGACGTCCCACTCTCCGCACAGCAACACAAGTTCTACGAAACCATTCGCAAAGACATGATGGCTATCGCAGCGGGGGAAGAGATCACAACAGTCAATGCCGCCGCAAACCTAAACAAACTATTACAGCTATCGTGCGGTGCGGTGTATTCGGATAGTGGAGAGATCGTAGCGTTTGACGCCAAGGGACGGATGAGTGCGCTGCTCGAAGTAGTTGAAGAAGCCAGCCATAAAGTAATTGTGTTCGCACCATTTAGGCACGCAATTGAAATCGTTGCTGACGAATTACGCTCTAAGGGTATACCCACCGAAGTTATACACGGCGGCATCAGTGCAACGAAGCGAACGGAAATTTTTGCCAGCTTTCAAACTGAGACCAACCCACAAGTACTAGTCATACAGCCTCAAGCGGCAGCACACGGTGTCACGCTCCACGCAGCTAACGTAGTAGTGTGGTGGGGTCCGATAACATCTATTGAGACTTATTTGCAAGCGAACGCTCGCGTGCATCGTGCAGGGCAACGCAACCCATGTACCGTTGTGCACCTGCAAGGCAGTCCTGTTGAGAAACGCATCTATAAAATGTTGTCAGAAAAAGTTGATATCCACACTCGACTAATCGAACTTTATAAAAATGTAGCTGCCGAAACTTGACATTGTACAGTTTTACCCCCATCATTAAATCGTCCGACAAGAGGAAGAGTGCAAATGGCAAATGAAGTTAACGCTGAAAAGCTTGCGAAGATATTCGTTAAAATACGCGAGAAGCGTAGAGAACTAGCGAAGCAAGACAAGCAACTAGAAGAACAAATGAACGCAGTAGCGGAAGAGATGCTCAACATCTGCAAAGAGCAAGGGGCCTCAACAATCCGCACAGCACACGGAACAATCTCCCGGCGCGTACAAAAGCGGTATTGGACTGCCGATTGGGATTCGTTCTACAAATTCATCAAGGAGCACGATTGTTTTTCGCTGATGTATCAACGCATCAACACGGCGAACATGGAGCAGTTTCTTGAGGAGAACCCCGACCTGCATCCGCCGGGATTACAAGCGGAGCAAACTCAAACCGTAGTAATTGTTAAACGATAGGAGAGTGCAAATGAGCAATGATCTTGCAGTATTAGATGGTGGTTTACCTTCGTACCTGAAGGAGATGGAACTTGATTCAACGACCAAAGCCCTTATGGGTGGTAGTGGTGACGGTGGTATCAAACGTATTTCCATCAAAGGCGGCGTATGGCGCATGATGGTCAACGGCAAAGAGATTGCCAAGAACGAAGACCGTGCAATGAACGTAGTAATTGCAGCCGCTGCGGAGAAAGTATCCCGTACGTGGTACGCAAAGACCTATACCGAAGGCGGTGAAGTAACTGCCCCGGATTGCTGGTCTGCCGATGGCGAAGTACCTGATGCCAAAGCTAAGAACCCGCAGTCCAAGCGGTGTATTGATTGCCCCCAAAACCAAAAAGGTTCAGGCCAAGGCGATTCCCGTGCATGCCGTTACAGCCAGCGTCTCGCAGTAGTGTTGGCAAATGATATTGCAGGCGACGTATTCCAGTTGACCCTACCCGCAGCATCCATCTTTGGTGCAGGCGAACCCGGTAAGTGGCCCCTGCAGACGTACGCCAAGATGATTGGTAGCAAGGGTGTTCCTATTACAGCGGTTGTGACCGAGATGCGTTTTGATACGAGTAGCGCAACACCCAAGCTGACGTTCAAACCCGTTCGTGTCCTTGAGCCTAGCGAGCACAATGCTGTTATCGAGCAGGGTAAAAGCCGCCCAGCCCAACGCGCAATCACAATGACTGTTTCCGAAGCCGATGGTGTCAAGGTTGCAGAACCTGAAGCCCCCAAGCTGGAAGCCGCTAAGCCCAAGGCTGAAGTAATTGACGCCGAGGAAGTGGAAGAGCCAGTCAAGCGCACTTCTAAAAAGGAAGAAGCCCCCGCAGAGAAGAAAGACCTGTCCAAGATCCTTGACGAATGGGACGATGAATAATGCCAACCGGATACTCGATGTTCACAGCAGAGGCTATCCGGAACGCAAATCAAGAACTACTTGGCGTAAAACTTGGCAGGATCTGTGTGCGTGACGACATACCTGTTAAGGACGTAGCTGAGTTCTTCGGGGTAAGCCGAATGACCGTGTACTCGTGGTTCAAAGGCGACGCCATCGTTTCCGGCAAACATGTTGAACGCATGAAGAAGCTGATTGAGAAATTAGCTTAATGGTTTGAGAGGGCTAGGTTCGCTACCGAAAAGGGTGTTGCCGTCGCACCCCTGCCCGACCTCTTTTTGACGGCTCGTTAAGGACGGCTATGCTTTCTAGAAAAGAATTTTTTGCTTTAGTTTTACCGCCCCTTGAAGAGGGCGAGAACTATTGCAGCTGGGGGACAAAAAAGGGAGCCGACGGGAAAGATGTAATCCGTCAAAGGTTTGGGGCGTCAATCGACGAACTAAGCAACCTGTCTGATCGCCTCAAAGACGATAACTTCAACGTATTCTTTGGGCTTGCCAAGTACGGGCCTGCCGATAACGGACGCTATGCTACTAACGCATTAGCCCTGAAGTCATTCTTTATAGACCTTGATTGCGGTGAAGGCAAACCCTACGCTACTTTAGACGACGGACTGGTTGCTCTTAAGAAGTTTTGTAGAGATACAGGATTGCCAAAGCCAACCATTCTTCGGTCGGGGCGCGGGGCGCACGTGTACTGGATTCTCGAAACCCCGATGGAGCGGACAGAATGGAAGCCGCATGCTGAACGCCTGAAAGAACTATGCACCGAGCACAAGTTTGACATCGACTACGCTGTGCCTGCCGACGCTGCGCGTGTGCTTCGGGTACTAGAGACATCGCACATCAAAGACCCAACCAACCCTATCCCGGTTGAAATCATTTATCTCGCGCCCGTCGTGGCTAATGAGAAGATGAAAGAACTACTAGAGCCATCTGCTGACATTCTACGGGTGTTGGACAAAGCCGATTTCAAACGGCAGATGGACCCTGTTACATTGGCGCTGATTGGGGCAAGTCAGTCACGGTTCAAAACCATAATGATCAAGTCGCTTCAAGGCGACGGGTGTAATCAACTAGTCAATATCGTTCAGAACCAAGAGACCCTAGACGAGCCACTATGGCGTGCTGGGTTGAGTATTGCCCAACAATGCGTAGACCGCGACGCGGCTATTCACAAGATAAGCATCAAGCACCCCGGCTATAACGCCGAGACTACCGAGAAGAAGGCCAACGAAACCAAAGGCCCATACACTTGCGAGACATTTAAGAAACTAAACCCGGCTGGATGCGAAGGTTGCACGCTAAAAATAACATCCCCAATCCAGTTGGGACGAGAGATTGTCGAGGCTACCGAAGAAGACAACACGGTCATGGACCTTGTGCCGGAGACCAAAGAACTAAAAACGTACGTCATTCCCAAGTACCCGTACCCGTTCTTCCGTGGCAAGCAGGGGGGAATATTTGTACATACTAAAAATCGAGATGGCGAGGAAGTGGACGAGGTTGTTTACCCGTATGACTTCTACGTAGTGAAACGGATGATTGATCCGGACGTGGGCGAAACCCTGCTGTTCCGTTTGCACTTACCGAAAGACGGGGTGCGAGAGTTCATTATGCCGCTGGCTTCGGCGCTATCAAAAGACAAGTTTAGGGAAGTTATCGCGTCGCAAGGTATGGCCGTACTGACCAAGCAGCAAGACATCCTGATGTGGTACGTAACGAAATGGGTAGAGGAATTGCAGATGGCATCAACGGCTGAAAAGGCACACAAACAATTTGGCTGGATTGAGGATGAGTCAGGAATCATCGTGGGGGATCGGGAGATCCGGGCAACCGAAACGCTATATAGCCCACCCTCGGCGCCGACTCTTCCGCTGGTGCCTTTGTTTACACCCAAGGGCGACTTCCATATATGGAAAGATGTTATCAACGCCTACGGACGCCCCGGCATGGAGAATCGTGCCTTTGCTTTCTTCATGGGGTTTGGCTCCCTGCTCCTGAAGTTCACGGCGCTCGATGGGTTCGTAGTCAATCTTATGAGTCGTGAGTCAGGATCGGGTAAGACCACCGTGCTGCAAGCCATCAACAGTATCTACGGCAGACCAAAAGAACTTCTTCTGTCCCCAAAAGATACCTACAACGCTCGGATGCAGCGGATGGGCACCATGCAAAACTTCGCCACGACGATGGACGAGATCACCAATATGCCCCCGGATCAGATGTCCAATCAGATCTACGACGTGACTTCCGGACGGGGTAAGCACCGCCTCAAGCAGCATGAGAACGCCGAGCGCATGAACCATACCAAGTGGGCTACGGCGCTAATTACTTCCAGCAACCGGTCTGTGCCCGACGCCCTGATGTCGATTAAGGGTTTTCCTGATGGGGAACTGAACCGTATCTTGGAGGTATCGGTCAAGCCCGACGAATATGACGATCCTAGCTGGTCACGGAATCACTTCGGGCGCCTGCTGAATAACTACGGGCACGCCATTGAGCCGTACTCAAAAGCCATTCTTAGTCAGCTACCTATGGTTCAGGAAGAGATGGCAAGGGTGCACGCCAAGATTGATTCGGCAGCAGAAGCCCGTAGCACCGAGCGTTTTTGGACAGCTATGGTTATGTTGTCTGTGGTCGGCGGCTCATTTGCCAAGCAATTAGGACTGCACGATATCCCCATCAAGCCTGTATTTACCTTTGGGGTAGACCTGATTAGGCAGACCCGCACCCGGAACCGGGAGTACATGTTTGACGCGGACGACTACTTGGGTGGCTTCTTGCAGCGTCACTTCAACGAGATCTTGGTTATCAACGGGAACAAGGACAAGCGCACCG